GCTACCACTTACCTAACGGACATACTGATGTTTGGAATGCCACTTTAACTTTCATAAAGCATCCACACTCTAAACATCTGTCGTTCTGTAGTCGTGGGCACTCATTACAAATAGACCATCTGTTGTCTCTCACGAATTGCTCAACAAGAGTTTTGTTTCCCTCTACTGCGTTCTTAATAATTTTAGTACCATCTCGCATAAGATTCTTTGCCATTTCCATAGCACTTGGTAAATCTTCCTTGGGTACACAGTCCTCTTGCGGACAAATTTGTTCTTCCGACATACTCACTCCTAGTCTACTGAGCCAATTAATATTTGACGAACTTGTGACATTCCACTTAAATTGAAAGTACGATATGAGCGGTCTTTTACATATGGCGATGATGAGAATGTTTTATAAGCTTCGTCTGTATTTAAATTTTCTACTACGCTTGCCCGTCTGTCATCGTAATCCATATTAATACTTGTACCGAATGATGCAAAGAATTCAATTAGTTGTGAATCACTAAGTTCATCAATCACGAATCCGTGTAGCTGTGGTTCTGTCGCTCGTTCACTTTTACGATTGGGGTCTATAACCAACACGGTATATGACCCAGCACCACCAGATTTTTTCTGATAGCTGAACTGAATCATCATTCCAGACTTTACATTACTCAGACTAACGAATCGGCGTTCACTGCGTAGTGGCATTATTCAACCTTTTTAAGTTTAGGTAAATCAACCTTCTTTAGAGTAGGTAGCTTAATAGGAACCTGCTTTGGAAACTCTGGTACATACTTGTCAAGCAGTTCCCATGTTCTTTGTTGTATTGCATTATACGAGAACTTCTTAAAATTCTCCTTACCCAGCTTTGCAGACCTCTTACGGAAGGTTTCATAATCCATAAATACACCAGCAAGTGCATTAGCTGCTTGTTGAATGTCTGGGCGGAACCATGACGATTCCTTGATAAGAATATTATCCCAGACAGAACTTGGATGTATCGGTGCTAATTCACCACCAACCAACACAGCTTCTTCTGGATTTAAGAAATCCATATGGCCAGACCAACCCGATGCAATCACTGGCTTTCCACTAATTGACGCTTCAAGTAATGGGCGACCAAACCCTTCACCCTTTGTAAATGAAACATGTGCTTTAATCTTTGGGTGATTGTATAACGAATTCATTTCGCTATCAGTCAACTCACCATGCAATACATAAATATTAGGCATGGTTTGACCTGCTTCTAATTGTACAGTGCTACGAATATCATTTATCTTCTTTAAAATTTCTCGTTTATCTAAAATAGAGAAATTACCGCCGCTGGTCTTTAGAATTAATGCTGGTGGAGAACTCTTCGTTTGTTTGAATGTTTCAAGGAATATACGAACCAACAGACCAACATTCTTTCTATCTTCACCAAAGTCCCCACGCAACCAGTGACCCACGAAAAGATAGCAAAACTTCTCTGGAACTTCTGCTAATACTTCTTTGACTGTCTTTTGTACATCAGATTCGTATTCAAGCTTCTTAAAGATAGCTTGGTCAATACAGTTGTGTAATACTTCAATTGGCTTTTCAAGCTTAAGGGTACCCAAATCTTCTCCGTTAGGGCCTCTACGACCAAACTGAGATGCTAAGAATACATTCTTTGAATGCTCAGAAATTGTGAATACCGCATCCATTCTGTTACATGCCTCTACCCACTGCGCAGATGCGACACTGGTTTCTATTCCAGCTGTAATACCAATATTGTACTTACCAATAGTTTCGAATTCAGATGGAATGGTAATGGTCACAAACAGTTCTGGTTGTCTTGTAAGAGGACCAGTAAGTATGCGGTCAAGTATCATCTTGTCCTTTGGATTGTTTTCATCCAAAGCGTTCATTGGAGTCTCACCCCAATTAACGGATACCACCTTCACATCAAACTTATCATACTCAATGATATGACGAATGATATCACGACTCATATCTCCATACCCAGAACGAGTGGCGCATGGTGCCCGAACAACACAAAGTGGCTTAGTTTCTATATTCATATATTAACCCTGTAACTTAGTAAAATCGTTGTGAACCATCTTTCCTACCCACTGCTCAAACGGTGTCTTTGGCGTCCATCCTAAGACTTCTTGTGCCTTTGTTGCATCCCCACGAAGGACTTCAACTTCGGCTGGACGGAAGAACTTGGGATTGACTACTACATACTTTTCCCAATCTAAGATATTAACTTGATAAAATGCAGCTTGTAAAAAATCCCGAATAGTCTTAGTAACGCCAGTTGCTATTACATAATCATCTGGTGTGTCTTGTTGCATCATCAACCATGCGGCTTCTACGTAATCAGGTGCATACCCCCAATCACGACCCGCATCAAGGTTACCCAATTCAATCGTGTCTTGGAGTCCTAATGCAATTCTAGCAACACCATCAGTAATCTTTCTGGTGACAAACTCAATCCCACGCCGTTCACTTTCGTGATTGAATAAGATACCAGAGACATTGAACATCCCATAACTCTCTCTATAGTTTTTGGTAATCCAATGTCCATAAAGTTTTGAAACACCATATGGTGACCGTGGATAGAATGGCGTAGACTCTCTCGACGGATTCTCTACCATCCGACCAAACATTTCTGATGAGGACGCTTGATAGAATTTGATAGGTTCTCCATATTCACGGATTGCTTCCAACATACGAAGAACACCAAGACCAGTAATATCACTGGTTTGTTCTGGAGTATTCCAACTTTCACCTACGAAGGATTGAGCTGCGAAGTTATAGACTTCTGAGCACTTCGTAGCTTTCAGACAACGGAGAAGCGAGTTCTGGTCAGCGAGGTCACCGATAATAAATTCAAAGTTTGGGTTATCGATAAGGTGCTTTGTGTTTTCACGATTCTTTACAGAAGCACGGCGTTCCATTCCATAGACTTTATATCCTTTGCCCAATAGGAAGTCTGCCATATACGAACCATCTTGACCATTGATACCAGTAATGAGTGCGGTTTTCATAGGTTTTGCAATTCCTAATTTCATATCCACTTCAAATTCGTAACTCATTATGCCTTCTCCAAGGTGAATCGCTTACGTGGCTGCCATAATTCGAATCCCTTATCAATTTCTTCGATGAAGGAAGTACACATATGTTCTGCCGTAAACTTGCCGTGACCCAATGCATATTGGCGACCAAGTTCTCCACGGAGTTTCCGTTCCTCACGGGACATTTGATACACTTCCATCATTCTGTCTGCTGCGTCATCAAATGAAGCACGGTCATCGAAGATGTATGGAGTCATTGGTGACCCTTGGATAGAACGATTGGTTGGGAACATAGGAAACGCCCAATTGCCGTGCTTCTTATACTTACCATCGTGATTACTACCCCACTCATAGGTGAAGTGTACATCTGGGTCAAGATAATTGTAGTCATCATCCATAAATCCACATTGGTCTTGAAGACCGCCAGTGACATTAACAATGATAGGAGTACCAGCGACCATACTTTCACAAGTACCTAATCCGAATCCTTCGTTACTGGACATATTAATAGTTACATCAGCGATGTTGTAGAGATGATTTAAGAATCCAGCTTCCACGCGGTCAGCAGAAAACACAATATACTTTTGTACTTCTGGTGTGACATCACGGATAACCGCTGGTAAATCTGTACCGTTATCATCAACGGGTTGCGTGTGCATTACCAAACGAACCCGTTCACGTTGTTCTGGCGTTAGCTTCATCATAAACACCTTGAAGGCGTAAATGATATCTGATGTTTGCTTACGACGAATGTTCCGACTGTTGTAGAAGATTACATAATCAACTTGGGCATCACCGAATAACTTCTTTCTGGTTTCAAGCATTGCGGCATCATCTGCTGGAAGTGGATGGAATCGCTTAGTGTTGATACCATGCGGAATATAGGCGAGATGACGAGGATTCTGTGGTCCGAGTACATGCTTATTGATATTATATGTTTGCTTACTGATTGAGAACAACGAATCGCAAGACATATAATATTCTCTGTTATAGAATGGGAATGGAAGGTCATCCCAAATATTGTAATACATAATTGGCATCTTCTGACGGAGTTCGTGTTCCATCTGATACAGCCAAATCCAATAACGGGGGTCGGTGAAATGGAGAATCGCATCTGGCTTTTCTATTTCAATCAGCTGACGAATGAGCCGACTATCACCGTATCCGTTATATGGATAGATACGAGTATATGAATCGTCGATACCCACTTCTTTATTAATAGCAGAAGATAAGTCTATTACCTTCCCCATCTCAGGATGATTTACACCCGCACCGACTTGCACCCAATTAAAATGATGCGCAGTTCCTTCTACGATTTCCCGTGACATAACTCCGATACCAGAGGTCACTCGCATATCATCGGAGAGAAGAAGAATCTTTTTGCGTTGTTCTTTTGGAATGTAACCAGTTTTCATAATATTAATCCTGTAAAGAAATACTACCACTCACACTAGAAGAAATATAATTGGACCAGAGGTGTTCTGTCAATGGTCCCGCATTTACAAAATTCTTATTACAGAAATCTCGTATATGCTTGTTTATTTCTTTACTAACTTGAATGGTAGTATATTTGTGTTTGTCTTTTCGCATATGTAACCCTTGTCTGTCTATAACCTTCTATAGTATAAGTATAAGGTTACAACATCAAAGATTCATTTTACTTCCTATCGTAACGGTCTTGCAGCCTGACCAAATCGTTTAAATGGTTGGTGGATACTTCAACAATCTTCATATTCGTATCTGCGATAATTCTGTGAATCTGATTGGGTGGAATATGGAATGTATCACCAATTTCCATCTTATTGATACTAGTGACTTGTGGCTCTCCATCCTCATCCATCACATAGAGTATCATACGGCCCGTGCCTTCAAGAACATGCATAGTTTCTACCTTATGCTTGTGGTATTGGACACTCAATGCTTCACCACTCTTTACTTCCAGTATCTTTCCAACATAATGTGCCGTATGAGCAAACTTCAGTTCACTTCCCCACGGCTTCTCAATCTTCTCAATCATTTCCCCTCCACCATTTTCTTAAGTTTCTTTCCTTCTGCTTTCGTATAGGAATCCACACTAGAAATATTCCCCAGATTATCTACAATGACCCGAAGAAGTTCTACCGCAGTTTCCTTATCATCAATTCGTAATTCAATCGGACCCCACTCATCGGTATCCAACATTAACAGTGCCTTTCCGTTCAATTCAAGTTTCAAAGAATCTACGGGTTTCTTTTTCTTTGGCATATAGTCTCCTTATTTACAAGTTCGTCTACGACCACTCTTACACTTATGAATTTCATATGGTCTTATCTTATAACCGCAATACTCACACTTGCAATATGGTGGTCCCAATACTAAACGAACGATACCGAATGCTATAGCGATGAATAGGATTGTTAGGAAGATATCCATAACTATACCATCACCTTGAATGCCATAGCGAAGTAGGACATCGCCAGTCCCAGATTTAGTACGGACGATAACATCCCAAAGAGTTTAAAACCTCTCATAGATGGAGGTAACATTCTCACCGTGTCCAGTTGGAATCCTGCCGCTACCACCCATAGTACGCCAAGTACTACATAATAACCGAAGGGATTCATATCACCCAGCCAAGAATGTTGCTGAAATCCAAATCCCTACATAACTTCCGACCACAGACCCAAGTGCATATCCTGCCCATTGATGGAATTGGTCTTGTCCATGTGCAATCTTACGAATCACAAAGAACTGAATAGAGGCAATCAAGAAATCACTTACTGCCGCCGTGTGATAGTGGGTATCAGCAACGGCACGAAAGTTAATACACCAGATAGAATAACTCAATATCTGGATAAAGAACAGTACTGATGCTTCCTTTAGTTTCTTCATCATATCATAACCTCAAACATTTCGTGTAATGCGTCAACCTTCACAGAGGTATATTTCGCAAGTAAGACCAACTCTTTTGCCGCAAAGTTCTTATCGTGGTCATCATATCCAATCGCATGAACCAACTCATGTACCAGAGTCAAGATGTCCCGTTGGGTTGGGGCAAGTTCAAGAATCTCCCCATCACACCAACTATACTTCTGCAGTCCCTTACCAAATCGGATAAGGGGCATCTCCTTCTTAATCTTCTCAGCCTTCCAAATCTTCTTGGCATATCGCACCAAATATCCTAATGACCGTTGCTTCGTGATATACGCAAACCTACGGTCATAGTACATATCTGTTTCTAATCGATAGACCCGACGAGTATCTACCATTTGCTTATAACGTTTCTTCATATACCCCCACCATTTCGCCAAGTCGGTCAAACGCCCGTTGTATGCAGACTTCCCGTTCGTATTGGGTGTGCTCCCCGTCACGAAGTGCATACTGCCATTCCATAATTGCCACCATTAGTTCCCGCATCTTATCATGATTAACTATCAAGTTACCATACGCATTAAGCTTACGGAGGACGGCTTCATACACCTCAACCTTACGTTGGAGTTTTTCGTTTGACGCGGTTGATTGTTTAACAGCAAGAATCAGTTCAGCAATTTCTGGTGTAATGTTTGTCATAATGATTGTGCAATTAAGGTTTTAAACTTAGTTGTAGACCAGCCGTGGTCACGATTAATCCAATAGACAGGACAGAACCCTTTACCAGTATAATTCTTTTCCTTATAGTCATCACCAAGAAATCTAACAGCAGGATTGTAGAGAATCAATAGTCTCCATAAATCCTGCTCGGTATTATAAGGTACTACTTCATCAATATACTTAATACCATTTAATATCTCAATTCGCTCTTCTACAGAGAGAATAGGCTTAATCTTTTCTGGGCGTTCAATAGATGGGTCAGAATGAAGGAAAGCGATAAACTTATCACAATGTTCCTTACACTCTTTAAACATCTTCATGTATCCAGGATGTATCACATCAAAGTTGCCAGCGATGACTCCAAGTTTCATAGATACATTTCCCTAATGTAATCCCAACAAATGATATTCATTGCCGCACTGACATTGAACGAACGAAGGACACCACGTTGCGGAATGGACATCTTGTAGAAGTGTGGATTCTCTGCAACGGCTTTAGGTAATCCGTGGCTTTCTGAACCGAAGATAAACAACGGATTTTCCAATTCTTCCTTGTACAACATACGAGTCTTATGTGACCCAATCTCTGTACCACCGTGTTCACACAACACGACACTATTCCATTTCAATAGATATTCCAATCGTTCGTTGATGGATTCGTCGGCGTGTATCGGGTCATCAAAAGTATATTGAACGATATTAATGTATTTCTCAGCCCCTACTGTGGACCGCTTATCAAACTTCTTTCGTCCAAAGATATAAAAATTCTCAGCCCCAAAAAGACACGCCGAACGAATCATCATTCCGATATTCAGTTCCCCCGTGATATTGATACATCCCACGGAGAACCGGCGTTGCTCACTCATCGTGATGGCAACATTTTGTTCGTATGTATTTTCCTTGTACTCATCCCGCACATTGTAATGGTTACTAGCCGTATCTGCAATAATCTTACTGTAGTTCACCATTGGGTTTTCCACATTACACCCCGTACTTGCAAAGGTCTTTACGCTCACGGAATACACAATACTTACAGGCACTCTTACTCGCCTTATGCTTAATCGTGTCGGTCTTATAATTCCCTTCACTATCAAAACAATCGAACAAGAAATTCTCGAAGTCTGTCCATGCCCGATTGATTGAAGGCTTCCCATGCGGGGGTTCAAACGGACTGACACGCGGAATCGGATACGGACTGTTCTCAGAGATGATACGCTTGAGGATTACATACTCAACACGAACAGATTCCAGAGGAACAGCGAAATGTTCAGCGATAAACTTCTTGTAGAGAAGAAGCTGACTAATCTTCGTCTTGTCAGACTTCTGCGATTGCGTCCATCCAGCTCGACTGGTCTTTAAATCGTAAATGGTAATCAGTCCAGTCTTTTCATTCTTTGTGATAATGTCCACGAATCCAACATACTTGACACCCTTACGAACTTCTACATCAATCGGGAACTCAATACCGACGAGAGTAGTGTTTTGGTTCGGGAACAACTTTTTCTGATTCGCCTGAACATACGAAAGAATCTGCGTACCTTGATGGTAGAATTCCTCGAGCGTCTTGCGGTCGGACGGGAATACCTTTACCCCATCCACTTCCTTGATACCATTCTTGAAATGTTCGTGAAACTTTGCCTTCAAGCTGTCATCAAGGTCAATACCGTTCGCAAACGATTCACTCTTATTGAAAAGAGTATCAAGCCATTCTTGGATGACTTCGTGCATGGCGGTACCGAAAATGGTATGAATAGAACCCTCATCCAACTTGTGACCATCCACATATCGGAGCTTCCACGCCTCGGGGCAGTTAGCCCACGTTGTATACTGACTGTACGATACTTTATTCATAGATAACCTTTAAGTTAATAGACATCTTAAATATACTCAAATAGGGAACAAAAGTCAAGACCCCTTTCGGGGTCTTTTATAAGGTATTATTAGTGTTTGACGGGTTCCCAATCACCACGATGCTCCTCGCATCTGGTCTGATACCAAGTTCCTTTCGTTACTAATCCCGCAGGAGCCCCGCATTGTTCACATACTTCTAAACTCCGCCGGCCGACCTCTGTAATAACTTCTTCTATTTCACGAACATAATAATCAGTATATATACGAAGTCCGCCCCACTTTTCCTTTACTTGAATAATTCCGACAGGAATCCCCATGCCTTCTTTTGCATTATACACGCGACGAACAAGATGTTCCCATCCCTTGCCTACGCATTGGACTGCTTGTTCTTCTGAAAGATAGTTAACTAGTGACTTCATTGTTGTTTACCCAGGTGGTGAATTCGGTTTCTAATGCTGATATCTTATTATTCAAATCTTCTTCTGATTGTAGATTAGTAAGGAAGTCGTACATTGCCTTATCTTTATTTTGTATAGTTAAATGAATGGAGTTTGGTGCATCTTGTAATAACACATACCGATGTCCACTCTGTGTTTGACCGACCCTACGATGTCTATAAAGATTCACCGTGAATCTCGTATGATGAGGTGTTGGGTAATCCGCTATACTCGCAGTTATCAACTATATTTTTAAGTCGATTAATTTCTTGTTGTATTTCTTGTAGTGATTCTGATATGCGGGCTCTCGCTTTTTCGGGCGTGTTACCAAATGTTTGTTCCCAATTACTTTTATATGTTTCAGTATCCACACTCAGTGGTCGTGGAGTATCACCTTTTCCATTTGTCATACGGCAAAACTCGTTCCGCATCCACACCCACCAGATGCATTAGGGTTATTAAATTTAAATCCAGACTCCATCATATTAGATACATAATCTACAACTACATTATTTAAATATTGCACAGAGAACGGGTCTACTACGGCTTTTACACCATTATGTTGTTCTACTACAATATCATCTTGTTCGGGATTATCAATAACTTCAAAATTATATTTGAACCCAGAACACCCGCCAGGCATAACTGAAATACGAAAATAGTTAGTTCCTTCCGCTTCTGCGAAAGATTTCATTTCAGTTAACGCGCTTTCGGAAAAAGTAATTATAAAGTTATCCATTGAATTCACCTATATTAATAAACGGTTTCTGTTCACCATAATACCAAACCGTACAGTTTGCTTCTTGTAACATTTTGATACTACGCTCAGTGTGTTCCTTCCAATACTCACCCTTCGCACCTTCACCTTTCTCACAAAAGATAACCTTGATGCCTGAATTAATGATAGCTCTGGTACAATCTGTACAAGGAATATCACAAGTCAAATACATCACACAATTGTTTGTAGAGACACCAATTCGTGCAGCATTAATAATTGCGTTTCGTTCCGCGTGCTCCATCCAGAAATACTTCTCGGGACGTTCCTGCCGTTCATCACGGAAATCCTCAATCCCACGTGGGAACGAATTGTATCCCGTAGAACGAATTTCATTATGGGTTCCAACAATCACCGCACCAATCTGTGTGGTCTTATCCTTTGACTTCAATTTGACTGTATGTGCAATCTGTCGGAAGTATTCTGTCCATTTCATAATTTTGCCTTTTTAATAACCTTCGGGTCTACCCCATACTTTTCACAGAGTTCTCGAAGAGCTTGTTTACCATCATTATAATAGATATCCAGATACGACTTAGCTTCATCTTGAGAGACACAATAATGCCCCGCAACCAAGTCTATCAACCAATCCTCATACTTGGTTTCCTTTGCCGCCTTTACATATTTGTTGTATTGCTTTCCACGTGGAATCGTGGTCGCAAAGAATAAATAGTGAACATCGGAGGGTAGCGTGTACTTTTGTATCTCATTGACCAGCGGGAGCTGATGAATGTTCATACTGAGGAATCGGTTGACCATATAGTTACTATAGGTTCGCTTCTCCCCATCATCCAATCCAGAGAAATAGTTTTTCTTCTGGTCAATATAAATTGCATTAATATGGTCAAATAGAGTCTTCGCCATCTTCATCCTCCTGCATTACAATCTGTTTGTTTGACCAGCCATTGTCAACCCCTTGCAGGATTTCAATTCGTTCAACTTGACCATCCTTTACATGCACCTTCTGAATCAATTGGGTATACGGCTTGATTTCATTATATGGGAATACTGGTATCTTCAAATTCTTCATCATCCGTTTCCGTTCCTTCTTTCCACAGAGGAAATAGATATACCGATGTTTTGCGGTTTCCTCTTTTCTGTAGAAGGTCTGACCGATAGTCTTTGCCAGATTCTCTACTGACTTGTTTCCCCAACGGGCTCCCACGGTACGGCTGTGTGTCCAGAGGTCATCTTCATTAATACGAATACTATAATCTGGCATCAACTTGGAATACCCACATCCTTGATATAGCCAATTGGTTGCTCTGTAGATACCACCCGTATGTGCTTGTTCGGGGTCTGCATAACTGACCAAGACTTTTACCTTGGGGTCATTCTTCTTCATCCAATCAAAGGACTGAGCAATTACAAAACTTTCCAGATTCTTTCCGTACCCATCCAAGCATACCAATCTGGTCAACTCCAATACTTCATCCAGCTCCAATCCTTCGGTAATAGAATCAACAGTCCGATTACTCACCGGATGCCCATAGGTTAAGCATCCAATCAAACGCTCGTTCTCCCCAGCAAAGAACGCATGCTCACCGTCCTCTACATAGAATACCCCAAGGGCATATCGTGTAGAGCTGAACTTATGCGTGTAATGGTGGGTTTCAATAAAATCCCGTGCCACATTCTTTGAAATTTCTCGGACTGTGACACGGGACTTATCTACGAACGAAGTTTCCATTAGTCCTCTAATACGAGCTTCGGACGGGTCGGTTCAGTCTCTACTTCTTCGGTACGAGTTTGGGTTGCCTGTTCATCAGTTCTGGCTGACTTTACTGGACGGAACATTTGATTTACATATCCACAAGCCACACAAGAAAAAGTAGGAATAGGAATGATACCTTCCTTTCCATTCGGTGAAGCTACAGCAGAAATCTTCTTCATCAACATAACTTCTTGGAAGGTGAGATTACCACAGTTCTCACAAACAATATCTGTAGCCAACGAAAGGTCGGGCATCTGTGGCTGGCGCATCTGCTGGCGCGGGTCGGGCGGAATAAACTTACTGGTCATAATTTCCTCTTACATTAAAATGTTATACATTGTTGCCATAAAATTAATTTCTTTATCTACTACGAATGCATCCCGATACTGACCTTCTGCGATATGGATAATCGTCTGTGGAATCTTGTTCGGGGCATAATCTTGAACCTTATCGTACAACAACCGATAGAGTTCTGTAAAGTCACGGATACCTGCATCGGCAACTATTTGACGGATTTCTTGAACCTTGTTAGTAGAAGGTTGATTGCTGGTCAAAGTATCCATAATCTTCAGCTTACTGTCACCAGCGATTACTTCGTTGACATTGACAGTCAACTTTCCATCACGGGTCTGTTGCTGAGCCGTTCCGATAATCCGACGAATATCGGGATAGTAGGCGTTCACCAGCGTAGCGATTGCCTGCTTCTCAAAGGTCACACCTTCTTGACCCAGTATGTTCGTAAGATGAACCGCAACTTCCTTCTTGGAAGGTGGAGTCAACGCAGAAGTCTGACACCGACTGACGATAGGTGGAATAATACGTTCAAAGTAATTACAAGTCAAGATGAATCTGGTTCTTTGGCTGAACACTTCCATCATATTACGAAGAGCCGCCTGGGCGTCTGGAGTTAATGCATCAGCCTCGTCCAGTACCACCACCTTCAACGGAGCGAATCCTGTAGTTGATGCAAAGTTCTTAATTTTGTCACGAATCACATCAATACCACGCTCGTCTGAAGCATTGATGAACAAATAGTCGCATTCGATATTCTTGATAAGAATCTTTGCTGCGGTAGTCTTACCCGTACCTGCCGTTCCGTAGAACAACAGATGCGGGATATCTTGGGTTTCGATATAATGGGCGAACTTCTCTTTGAGAGTTTCGTTTCCAATATAGTTGTCCAAGATAGACGGGCGGTATTTTTCTACCCAAATAGTGTGATTACTCATATTTTTTCATCGGGTCATTGGTCATTGTTGTAGGCATCTCATATAATCTAACACTATATCCAAGTTTTGTAAAGAAGAAGTCAATTTTATTTAAGATTTGTGGCTGAATATTCTTTTTCCAGTCATCTTCTTTATCAGAATCGGCATGATACACCACAACCATCATCTTGTCTTTCTTCTTGATACGGCCCTTTTTGGTTTCTTCCGTATGGGCGAACATCGTATTTATGATATTATCCCACTTAAACATCGCAGAACTGACATGGAGCGCCATAGTATCCGATGTTCTGAAACCTTCGGTAGTGTCCTCTAGCGTCTTTTTATGTATAGGCTTCGTATAATCAATCCAAAGTTTATTAGCTTTAAGAAACTCTTGATTCTTAATACTCTTTTTAACTCTACCAATAATCTTTGTTATCGTCTTACCTGTAAATCCGCAGATTTGTAAATACTGTCTGTGGGCATCTTCGTCTTTTGCAAACTGCTCCAAAGTAACACCCTTGCTAACAATATCTTCAAGATGCTTCACGGCGTCATCGGGACTTACAGCCTTCTTGATGATGTCTGGCTTCTTATTTAAAAGATTACCAACCGCCTTCAACTCTGCATCGGTGTAGTCCCTATGTACATTCTTGGGAATACGAATGACAGGAATTACAGTGCAATGCTTTGCTTCACTTGCAGCCATAACTGTGTGGTTGCCGTCACCAATGATATCTTCTCCATTGTGGCCACGACCTTCGTATACGACCACAGGCGAACATCCAGAAGTATCACCGCCGGCGTCCTCAATACGTTCCTTGATTTCCCTCTTGTGAGCTTCATCTTCAGCTAACCGAACCTGTAAACGCTTTAATACCGCGATGTCTTCTACTGGTTCTATGGTAACAACCAATCCATCTCTAGATTGAATCTTATCAACTAGAATTTGCATCATTTCTACATCGGGGGGAGCATCGTGACTTAGTTTCATACCATTTGATAAGTTATAGTACATAGGATTGTTTTTAGCATCCACCGCATTTAACATCCTACTTTCTGCAACTTCCATAGCATGATGGCTACCGTACCGAAGAACTTCAAACTTAAAAACATTTTTCTCAGTAGAAAATGCTTGATTAAATTCTTCGTTCTTTGACGAATGCCAGTACTTGTCTCCGAGTTTACCCTTGTGAATACCTATGTACATTTTTCCCGTTTCTAGATGGGTATACTTGTAAAGGTAAGATTCATACTGGGCAGGAGTGTTCCCAAGATAGATTTCACTTTCATTGATAGACGCCGGAAACTTCGCAAAATTAAGCAGATTCATTTTCTCCTACCGTGTTAGTTGATTGTTTAATTGTTTAATCATCTTAGCTTCGTTTAACTGCAACTCTTTGGTTCTGGCTATACTTCTTACACCTTGTTCGTGCCTAAAGTTTTCATCATCAAAGAATTTATCTAAAGTAGCAAATAAATCCTTTTTAAATTTGAAAAATAATCCATTCGGGTCAATTTCGTGATAGCAGTCAGACTCTTGGAAAATAACCGCAGTACCATTCATCATACAATCCGTTGCTGCCACGCTCCATCCATAGTTTGACTGGCGCATTTGGATTCCTACGGAGCAACGCTGGAGTCGGGTATAGTACTCATGCTTCGGGACTTTGGTATTGTCAATCCAGGATTCTTCCGGCTTTCCTTCCAGCTGTGGAACCCATACCACAAAGTCTTGTCTGGACTCACGATACTCTTTCATTAGCTCAATAAATTGCGGATATCCCTTGTATGCAGCGGCACGATGATTGAATACAATAATCTTTTCCTTTTCAGTAGGAGCGGAAATAATCTTTCCTTCGGGAACACCCAAGTGCCAGACCTGAAGAATTCTGTCTAGCTCTTGTACCTTCTCGTCATTAAACCATTGACGAGCTTCATCCAGTACCCGATTCTTTTGGTCTTGGGTGTTGAGATAACATACCTTCATACCCAATACACCCAATAGTTCTGCCACAATGTTTCGTTGACGATTCTTTCTGTCCTCAGCGTTACACGACTTCATTTCCCACCAATGTGCGTATCCAACAATATCCTTATCGGTATATCGCTTGACCATAAACCAATCGGGTAAATGCGAATACACTACATCGTATTCCAAATCTTGTAAGAGATTAATAGCCTTTCTAGGAAAGGTTACCCGCATATGAATCATATCACCAGAAATATCTACGATGTGTTGCTTGACATTTTCAAGATTAAGTTTAGCAACTGGCTCTGGAACCAAAATATGCCAATAATAATCTCCAAGCTTTTCTAATGCTCGAATGTGATTGTAGATGACATCCACAAAGGAGTCTTTTTCAATATTCGCAGAATTAGTGATATTAGGTATCACCAATACTTTTCTACACTTTGATATGTCAACGGTTGTTTCAAAGAAACTCATCGCCCGACCTCTGGAAGATATATACGCTTTGCCTCATCCCAACTAATTCCAATCATATTGGTATAATATAGAATGCCGTCCTTTGCCCGACCCTCATCGTGCAGCTTCTCGTATCGGGCAACAGCCTTCGGCTTCCACCAATTGATAACGGAATCTACATCATCCTTCAGCTTTGTCAAGGGAACGAGCTTGTCTTTCTCAATTTCCCCACGCAGAAACTCACGGGTATTCTCGTAAAGGGGAGCGTAATATACACCACGCTCAAATCCGTGCTTGTACTTACTCGCACTGACTCCCACTTCACGGAAAATCATAGAAATGATTTGTTGCTTAATACCAGTGACCGGCCCCTTTGACGGGTCATCCTTGACGAACCGCTCCTTGTACTCATCGGGCTTGTTCTGCTTCAGATAGTCATGCCACTTCCCATACACATCGTCATCGGGCTTGATACCAATTGCCCCAGTGCTTGACCCCAGCTTCTTCCAGAACGGAATAGAGTTGTACATAGATTCAGACCCATACAACGAAGTGGTGGTGAGTCCAGCTAACACATTGTTATACATCTTTTCCCAAGTATCGGAAACAACCTTCGTGGTCAACATAGAAGCAACAAGCTTCCCACCCAAGAAGTTATATCCGAATGGCTGGGTAGCCATAATACAAGTGCCGATAGCAGAGTTGTTCAACTTCCCCTTCAGCTTGGTATCCTTGTCCCACCCAATCCATTCATCACGGCAACCGATAGCGATAACATCACTGCCCAAAGAAGTCGCACCAAGATACTTTCCCGTCACTTCATCATAGACAAGGAACCGAACGAATCGGCCGGGATTCTGGTCAAACTCCATTGTATGTGAGAATACCCGAATCATATTCCAATCCATCTCATCCGTAGTCTTTGGCATCACCAAACGAATGCGAGGTTGGAGAGCTTGGATTTCCTTGACGGTTTGTTCCTTATTGTTCAGGTCAGTAGGCGTCCAAATCTTCGCCTTGACAATACGAGCCTTATCAAACGAATTCTGATAATACCCATTTACTTCCTTATACTTCTTGTATAAGGTTTGTTCTTGAACAGACATACTCTTAAGCATGTCCAAGTTTTCGACAAAGAGTTGTTTCTCCTTGTCGAAATCAAACTTGGGTG